AGGCTCTCTGTGAACGCACCCGGCGCGACGACTTCGCGGTAGGAGTCGACCTCGCCGAACACGGAGCCGTAGCCAGAGAAAAGGCCGTCATAGCTGACGGCCTTCACGGAGAGATCGAAATCCCTGATCTTCAGGGAGGCGTCTTTGCGTTTCATGCGGGGGTTTCCTCTCGGAGCCAGTCCATCAGTGCGCGCTTCGCGCTGTCTGCAGGCGCCTCGACGCCCACCTTGTCGAGGGTGGTCATGTTCATGGGGACGATTCGGACGTCGCCGCCGTCGACCGGCGGCAGGTCCTCGAGGCCCAGGACGTAGTTGATGGTGAAGACGCCGTTCTGGAGCATCTCGCGGTAGAACGCGGCTCGCGCCGCGCTGTCCGCACGAAGCAGGCCCTCCACCGCGAACTTCGGCCGATAGTTCTGGCGCTCACCGGGCGACAGCAGCTGCCGGGTGATTGCCTGCTCGATCCGCACCAGGGTCGGGCGGAGGCTGTAGGTCAGGAAGCCGAGGTTCGTGTTCTCCAGCGAGCTCGCCCAGCTGCTGGCCTTGTCGGTGTGGCCGATCAGCTGCGGCGGAACGCGGAAGGCCCGGCACACCTCCTCGATCCCGAAGTAGCGCGACTCGAGCAGCTGCGCGTCCACCGGGTTCACCTTCATCCCGGCCGAGCTCGCCGGCTCCATGCCTGCTTCCAGGATCATCCACTTGCCGGCGTTCTCCGGCAGGCCGAAGCGCGCGAGCGCGGCCCGCAGCGTCTCGCGCTGCTCCGGCTTCAACGTCTTCTCGCCGACCTTCAGGAAGCCGCCCACCTTGAGCCCGTTGAGGAACTCGCGCGCCGCGGCACGGTTTGCCGACAGCAGCCCGCCCATCGTCTCCGCCTGGTACTGGACCGGCGACAGGCCGACGAGCCCGTCGAGGGTGAATCCCTTCAGGTGGAAGATCTGGTCTTGCGAGTACTCGACCTCCTTGCCGTCGCGCCAGTAGACGTAGCGCATCGCGCCCGATTTCGAGCGCTTCACCGTCATTTTCTCGGGGCGCAGCGGATCGAGTGCGACCACGTTCCCGGTGCCGTTCCGCTCGATCACCGCGTAAGCGTTGCCCCATAGGTCCAGCGAGGCGAGCTGCATCTCCCAGAACTCGCTCGCCGTCATGTTGGCGTTCGGCGAATCGTGAAGGATCGAGTACAGCGGGTGCGCGGTCGCGTGCCGCTTGTCGTCGTCTCGCAGGTGCAGCGGCAGGCTGGAGATCGTCGCGGCCCGCAAGCTCACGCACGCCCAGACCGCCGAGAGCTTCAGCGCCGTCGCGGGGGTGACGGCGACGCCGGACTCGGTGTGCGCATATTCGAACGGCCCCGAGGACTCCTCGCCGCCGACCGACCGACGCCAGCCCCGCGTCCAATTGAGCAGGCTGTCAAAGAAGGCCATCAGGCGATCACCAGGTTATCCAGATAGTCATCGACGTCCACCGCCTCTTCGTCAGTTGCGGCCATGGAGATCCCGATCGCCATCAGCAGCGCCGTCATGTCGTCGATCTTCTCGGCCGAGCGGCGCTTGTCCGGCGCCATGCTCAGGTTCACGTCCCGGCGCGCCACGAGGTTCGAGGCGCACCAGGTCAGGACGGGGTCTCCGCCGTGGTCCAGCTTCCGGCCGATGTAGGCCCGTTCCAGCTCCTGCATCGCCGGGTGGTAGCTCTTCGTGCCCTGGACGAACTCGACCATGGGCACCTCGGCCTCGATCAGCCGCCCGACCATCTCGGTGGCGTTCCACCGGTCGAAGGCCACGGCCTGCAGGTTGAATCGCTCCCGCACTTCCAGCACCGCGGCCTCGATCGCCGCGTAGTCGGTGACCTCGCCCTCGGTCTGCTCGAGCACGCCCGAGGCCACCCAGCCCGCGTACGGGACCGTGCCGCGCTCGGTGCGCTGCTTCACGGCCTCCGATGGCACCCAGCGCCGGCCCCACGTCACGAGCCGGTCGCCCACGCGCCACACCAGCCGCAGCGACGTCAGGTCGCGCGTGCTCGCGAGGTCGAGCCCCGCCCAGCACGGGACGTCGCGCAGCGCGTCCAGATCGACCGGCCCGGAGCAGGCGCTCCACTTCGGCAGGTGGATCCAGCTGTTCGCCGACGCCGCCGGCCGGTTGGCCCGCTTGATCTCGAACTCCGCCAGCTTCGACGGCATCCGCTTCGCTTCGACCGCCTCCTTCCGGATCGCGGCCAGCAGGTGCGGGTTCGAGTCCATCAAGGGGTTGGCCTTGATCCACTTCGACTCGTCGAAGGTGTCGTCGGCCTTCCGCCCGGTGGTCTTGTCCTCGTCGTCCAGGGCGTAGAACACGACCAGGAAGTGATCGGCCTCGTGCCCGAACACCCCGGCCAGCAGCTGCTTGGCGAACTGCCGCAGCTCCGCCCACGGCCCCGGGTTCGTGTACCCCTCGGTCGTGGTGTAGAGCCACAGCGGGTTGGCGCGCGCACCGGCCGCCGACGTCAGGACGTTGAGCAGGTCCGGCGTCTTGTGCGCGTGGATCTCGTCCAGGCCCACGTGCGACGGGTTGAGGCCGTCCTGCGTGCTCGCCTTCGCGTGGATCGGCTTGAAGCTCGCGCCCGTCTCGAAGCGGCTGATCGACTTCGCCCAGGTCTCCAGCCCGTAGGCCTCTCGGAGATCCGGGGTCTTCTCGACCATCCGCTTGGCGACGTTGAAGATGATCGACGCCTGCGGGAACGTGGTCGCGGCCGAGATGACCTGGGCGCCCTCTTCGTTCTCGCAGCATTGGCAGTACAGCAGGATCGCCGACGCCAGCGTCGACTTCGCGTTCTTGCGCGCCACGGCGAACAGCGCCGAGGTGAAGCGCCGCGTGCCGTCCGGCTTGCGGAACCCGAACAGCTGCACCACGAAGAAGACGTGCGACGGGTGAAGCCGGATTTCCGGCGTCTCCCACTTGCCCTCGACGTGCGGCAGCAGCTCGATCCACGAGCAGGCGTGGTTCGCGTGCTCCGGCGAGAAGGTGAAGGGCGCGTCCTTCGCCTTCGCGCGCTTCAGGTCCTCGAGGAACCGTCTGGCCGCCTGCCGAAGCAGCCAGCCGAACTTCTTCCCTCCCTTGTCCGCAACGGCTTCGCGGGCGTAGGCCTCAGCGACCGCCACGAAGTCCCCGGCCGCCGGCGGCGGCTGCCTGGGCGGCGCCTTCTTTGCCGGGGCCTTCTTCGGCGCGACCTTCCGCGCCGCGGCCTTCTTCGCGGCGACCTTCTTCGCCGCCGCCTTCTTGGCCGCGCGCTTCGCGGTCTTCTTCGCGGCGCGCTTCGCCGCCGGCTTAGCCCGGCTTCCCGAGGCCACTGAACTTGTTCCCGGGCTTCTTGCCGTCACCGCCCTGCGCGACCTTGCGGCGGCTGGCCGGTGTCATGCCGAACTCGGAGAGCAGCGCCTTGAGCGCCGTGTCCTCCGCGGCCGTGATGTCCATGCCCGCCTTCTGTTTCGCGACCGCGCGCTGCCAGGCATAGCAGAGCTGCTGCAGCGCATAGAGGTCGACCACCTGCAGGACCTTCGCGGCCACCAGCTGCGGGCCGAGGTCGGTCCACATCTTCGCGCCGTCGACGTTCAGGTGCTGCGGCGGCTCCGGGAAATCCTCGACCAGGTCGAACTCGGGCGCGTCTGGCACCTCTCGGTCCGGCCGGGCCGTGCCCGCGATCACCTTGAGGGCCGGCGCCGTTGGCTTCCGTCCTCGCATTTTCAAATCCTAATTTTGACCGTGCGAATAAACGCCCATGCGGCCGGTCAGGGAGGTCGCCCCCCCCAGACTCTCGACTACCCCCTCCCCTTCGGGGCGGTCCGTTCAGGTTCGCGGCAGGCCGTCGAGGCCCACCGTGCGTGTTCCACTGCCGCCGCGCTCGAGCGACTGCTTGTGGCTGTCGTGGCATGCCTTGCACAGCGGCTGCCAGTTGTCCGTGTCCCAGAACAGCGTCTGGTCTCCGCGATGCGGCACGCGGTGGTCGACCACCGTGGCCAGCTCGACCCTGCCCGCGTTCTTGCACAGCCGGCACAGGACGTTCTCAGGCCGGCGCAGGAAGGTGAGCCTGGCCTTCTGCCATCGCCCGCCGTAGCCGCGCTCCGCCGTCGTCTTGCCCGCGCGCCAGCTGTCGCCGGCCTCGACCACAGGCGGCGCATGCACGCGTGCCAGCTGCCTCATCGGCCGGTGCTTGGGTGCTGAGCGGCTCATCAGTGCACCGGTGCGCCGCTGGGCCGATGGCGCGCCGTGGCGATCTGGGCCACCGTGCGTTCCACCGTCGCGACCGCGCGCTCGGCGTCGGCCTTCCGCGTGTGCGCCTCGCCGTGCATCAGGATGCGGTTGTTGCCAGCCACCAGGCGCCAGCGCCACGCGCCGGCCTTGTCCTGGTAGACCTTGAATCGCGGCTGCCCGCTCACGGCGAGCCCAGCCCCTTGATCTTGCGCAGCTGCCCGTTGACCTGGTCGAGGCAGACCTTGCGCGCGTTGCTCGCCTCTACCACCGCCTCGACGGTGCGGTCCTTGAGCTCGGCGGCCGGGCATTCTCGTGTGAGCGCCTCGGGCACCGGCACGTACTCCTTGACCGGGACCGTGACGATCTCCGGTACGACCACGCGCTCGGGCGTGGTCGTGCACCCGGCCAGTGCCAGCAGCGCAGCGGCGCTGATCAGAGCAGCGGGATGTCGTCGCACAGGGGCACCTCCAGTTGGGCGCGGCACACGGGCACGCGCTTCGCGGCAGCCAGGGCGCCGCGCGCGCGGGCAGCCTCCGACTCCGCACGCTTCGCATCGGCGATCGCTTCCTCGGCAGCCCGAAGGCCGCGGGCCGCGCGGGACTCTGCCTCGCGGATGCCGCGCTCGGCCTCGGCGTTCACCGTGGCGAGCGATGCTGCACACGTCGTGGCCTGCGCCTTGGCGTTGGCCAGCTGGGTAGCCAGCGCGGCGCGGGCTTCCTCACCCGCAGCGAGCCCGGCGTCCTTCCCGCTGTCACGGATGGCCCACACGGCCCATGCGAGCAGCGCCAACAGGGCCACCGCAATGGCGATCCGTGCCCACGGGACGATCGTCACGAGTCCACCTGGGGCGGCAGGCCGCGCGGCTTCGACTGGTTCACGAAGCGCGCCAGCACGCCGGCGATGGCCAGCCCGCGCACCAGCCAGGCCGCGGCCGCCGGCATGGCGTCGCCACCCAGAAGGTTGAGCGAGACCAGCGCGGTGTAGATGTCCGGTGCGAGGGCCAGCAGTGCCAGCGCCCACGTCGAGTAGTAACGCCAGACCTGACGCCAGTCGTCGATCAGAACCTTCTTGTCGCTCATCGGGCCACCTTCATCTTCCGCATCTCGGAGATGTCCGAGCGCACGTCCTGCATTTCCTTGTCGATCCGGGCCTCGACGCGGCTCATGTCCGCGGCGACCTTCGCCTCGAGGCGCCCGAGGTCGCGCGTCTGCAGGACCGCGTTCTCGCTGGCCCGTGCGTCGACCTGGTCGAAACGGGTGGCCACCCACGCCCAAGCCCCGCCGGCGACCAGCATTCCGAGGACGCCGAACCCACCGACCCAGCCACCGAAGCG